CAAGCTGTATCTGGTTATTGGACGGACTATGAAAATACTGATTATCTTCCTACTCAATCTTTAAGTTCCTACACAGGGTATAGGGGTTTATTTACTACCACGATTGCTGGTGCAAAGGTTGTAACTAGTGAAGGAGCTAATTACGGACTAAGAGATACAGGAAAATATACGTATTACAACGGTAAAGCTCCCGATAACCAAGCTTACAGTCCATATAATACGCCAGATGGTAATACAGCTGCTGAGGGAACAACCGGAGGCGGTGTCACACACCGTAATTATGAAGGAGGTCTTTTAACAAATATATTGGGATCTCAGGGAACTCAAAATCGTGCTGAGTGGGTTTATAACGCACCCGTATACTGTCAAACTTTTACTGAGACAGTTCGTTCTCAAGCTCCTGGTTTAATGTCTACGGCTCTCCGGTTTGTTTATCGAGGGAAGTCTTCGCGCTACGCATATAACTACGGTTCTGCGTATTTACAAGGGTCTGAATCTGTCCGTAATCTTGTACGTCCGTTCAGTTCCAGTGTTAACAGCAGTAATCAAAAATCTATTTAATTGTGTATCCAAGTTCTATAGTTAACTATATTATTTATAGTTTGTCTTGTTACATTTAAATCTTTAGAAATATTTTCTGCGGTTATTTTTGACTTAGTTGTTTTAAATTGCCACAGTGAACGGAGACACGCAATTTGTTCAGTTGTTAACTTACTGTGTTTATTTTTTTCTCCTCTAAAAACTTGGCTTGATTGTTCGCTTTTAGATTCCCATTTGCAATTATTTGGTTCGTAATTACCAATATCATTTTTTCTACTTAGTGTGTATCCTTTTGGTTTTTTACCCATATCTTCTAAAAAATTGTCAAATGAATAAAACCATCTATCGCATATAGTTACACCTTTGGCTCCATAATATTTATAATTGTGTGCATTTTGATTGCAGCATCTAGTCTTCATATCAATCCAGACTCTGTATTCAGGAGTAGAGCTTTTTGCCATTTTTTTAAAAAATTTTTTAAGGTTTTAGTATACCGCTATAAATGCGACAATAAGACTATCTTTATGTTCATTTTCCTTTTAAACTACTTTTGTAGTTTCTGGAGATATCGACAGTGTTTGTCGATAATGACTTTCCGAAACTTCTCGGCGCCGAACTCTACCGTCCGCATCCTGCGTACATTGTAGAAATGGCAGCGGAACCTGTGGTCGTTCACGACTTCAGTAAGCAGCCAGGCCAGACTGTGCAGTTAGACCGCTACAGGTTCTGGGGCAATCCGGGAAGTAAAGAATCACGTGAACGTACTGCTGAGCAGACCATTGGTACTGCCAACAGTCGGAACATTGTCAAGGACAAGGTGCTGGTGACTCTTCGTGAGTACACCGGCCCTGCAGATCCCAGTGATCCGACCCAACCCAGCACATTTAAGATTGCTCGCGAGACTCTGATCACCGCGCAGCGTCTCCTGCTGGATACAGGCAACCTGACTGCTTTCCACCAATCGATCGGCTCCCTGACGCTGCTCGACGACTATCGTCGTTGGCGCGATCGGGTGTTCATTAATGAACTCCTGAAAGCTGTTTCGAAAGGTCAGTCTTCTGATTCCCAAGGTGGCTACTACTACCCCGGCAACCTTGCCGTTGGTGGTCTTACCTACACCAACGCCGAACAGGCTAAGTTCGACGTTAAGGATGACTTGCTGCGCGTGGTGAAGAGCCTGCGCAAGCGCAACACTCCTACTTATCAGGACGGTTTCTACCGCGCCGTGGTGGATCCCACCTTCCTGATGCACCTGCGCCAGAACAGCGACTTCCGCGAAGTTGCTCGTTACCCCGGCAACGGTCAAATCAACCCCCTCATGTCCGCAATGCAGCCCAACGCTGCGCTGTACATGGGTCAGGGCTTCGGTCAAGCCACCTTTGTGGCTGGCGAACCGATTATGCCCACTGGTTTCGTGTTTGAAGGTGTGCGATTCTTCGAATCCACTAACATGCCTACTCAAACCGCTTCCGCAACGATTGGTGGTTCCTCTGGCACTTATGACACTGCCATTGGTATGTTCTTCGGTCCTCAAGCTGTTGGCGTCGGTATCGGCGGTAACAATGCTCAAGTTCTGTTGAACAATAACGACGACTTCAGCCGTTTCATCATGATGATTTGGAGCCTGTACGCAGGTTTCGAACTTCTGAACGCTGACTTCGCCACCATCGCTTACTCCTTTAACGTTTAATAAGGAGATAACTAACGATGGCTACTAACCCTCAGCAAATCGCAGTTGCCAAGATTTATCCTGGTAACTATGTCAATGTTCTTCGCTACTGGCACAGCGAAAGCAGCTTCTCGTTTCAGAACGAGAACGGCACCAACGAAACCTACAGCAATCAGCCTGTTGGCGGTCCCGTTGGCGTTGTTTACCGTCCCGGCTGGGTCGCCCAGCAAGCCGTAGGCTACGTTGACCTGTCTTATCAGGCCAGCTCTAGCACAAACCAGCTGGAGTACTACACTCAACCTTACGGTTCAGGTCAGAACTCCACTAACCAACCGTTCCGGGCTGCCGACATCATTATTCCGTCTCCTGACGCTTATAAGGATGTTCGCCCTGACATCACCGACGGTATCGTCGTTCCCTCTGGTGCCTATGTGTACCGTGTGAGCGTTCGCCTCGACGGCGGCGACGTGATCTCCAGTGGTATCGCTGGTGCTCAAGCTGCTCCTGCTCTCGGCGTGGGTCCTGCCCTGTCTTCAGGTCTGACCACGGCTCCCAGCCCCAGCGGTTTCTTTGCCAACCTCGTGGGCGCTAGCAGCCGCATCGAGAACGGATCCTGGAATTCCAGCGATGCCTGGAACACCGCCAACATGCAAGCTGTTAAAGCCGATACTAAGTATCGTCTCTACAGCACCGCTACCGTTCCCGGTTCCGGTATTGGCCTTGGTTCGGGTGTCTATGACCCCCGCGCTGGTGCTAACAAGCTCGCCGGTCGTAACAAGGCTCTCGGTATTGCCGAAGTCTGCTGGTTGCTTCCTGACCAAGCACCTCTGCGTGATGACCTGGCTCTGCAGCCTGGTGGACTTATTGAGTCCAACGCTTACACCTCGACTGTTCCTTCCTGATAAACTTCAGGTGAAAAGTTCAAGCCCCCTCTCCGGAGGGGGTTTTTTCTTTTGATCTGTGCTATAAATAAGCTCAGAGCACTGTCTACATGATGACTGCTGTTACCGTTAAAGAGTTTACTTACACCCCTAACGGTGTAAAAGTCGAAGTGTTGAGTGAACACGACGAAGGCGAGTATAAGATGGTGAAATCCCTGACTACGGGAAAAGTCTTCTTTGCGCATCGCAATCAAATTGACGAGATTGTTAAAGAAGCCGAGCTTGAGGCAAAAGACGTTAAACAACGCCGTGGCAGGCAGATTGTTAAGCCCGAAATTCAAGCTTTTAATCGGACTAACATCAATAGCGCCACTCCTCAGTTGTTGACGCAAGTTCTTAAAGGAGTTGGTCTGAAAACGGCTACTGAAATTAAAGAATTGCAGCAGTCTATGCCTGGCGAGCGGTTTACAAAACTAGAGCAGCTTAAATCTATTACCCGTGTTGATTGGGATTCTGTTCTAGAAGGTGATCATGTTTATGTTGAGTGATCGTTTAACCAAGCCCACGACTCATTTTTTTTAATTGAATATATGTTTTTACGGTCTACTTTATATTTTTTAGCTAAAAAAGTTATTAGACCTCTTCTTGGATTTTTTAACTCTTGTTTTATTTCTAATACTTCTTTTTCTGTTAATTTATTCTGGTGATGATTTTCTCCTCTTAATTTAATAATTTGATATTTTCTTCTATTTAAAGCTTGTTCTTTTTTAGTCGCCCATTTACAATTTTTAGGTTCATAATTTCCGTTAGTATTGATTCTCTCTAATGTATAATTTTCTGATGGTCTTGGTCCCATATCGCGAATAAAATTCTGAAAACCTTCAGAAGTTTTACCTCCGTTTCTTCTGTTTAATCGCCACTGATCACATACTTTTATTCCTCTTCCTCCGTAATTATAAAAATGTGTATTTACTGTGCAGTAACATCTATTAATCATAGATCTGTAAGTGTTCTGTAGTGGGTGATCTGCCCATAAACGTTTTTGAGTCATTTCTCGTTTAAAACAGGTTAGACTATACCATAGGCGGACCTAAATTATGGCCCAATTAACGACTCAAGAACTGGAGCAAATCCAGTCTTATTTAGCTGGGCAGGGTGTTGTATTTAATCCTGATGTTACAGACGCTACCAAGAGAGAAATAATTTATGCCACAGTTAATCAACTAACACGTAATCCCGCTCAGGTTTTTGGATACCGTTTAGATGACTTTAACTTTAGTCGTGTTGCATATCATCTTGGGTACAATATCGCCACCGTTCCAGCAGGAGACTATGCCCGTTTGATGGAGGCTAGTAACGCTATCCCGAGCGAATTTTATTACGACAAAATTGTTCAACAAATTGAACGTTGCGAAGAAGCTGAACGTTTAACTGAACTTGCAACTGGACGAGCTACAAGTCGTCAGGAGACAATCTTGGGTGACGTTAGTCGTTCAATCAACATTCAAGATAAAAGAGAAACCGCTCGAATTTGGCGGGAAAATTATCTTTACGAATGCGATCGTATGGCACATATGCTTTATATTCCTAACTACAGGGACCCCGTGGCAGCCCGGTATCGGTTTGAACGGAGCGGAGGTGAATTTATTCAAGCTATTCCTGGACCTCCCGATGTTTCGCG